TCAAGACAGCCGTGACAACTAAGCCTAGCAAACTCAAAAAAGGCTCTAAGGCGGCGAAGCGTCGTAAGTCATTTTGTGCTCGTATGAAAGGCATGAAGAAGCGTAATACCAGCGCAAAGACTGCGAATGATCCGAATAGCCGCATCAATAAGAGCTTACGGAAGTGGAACTGCTGATGCCTGCAAAATCTGCAAAACAACAGCGGTTCATGGCAGCAGTAGCAAACAACCCCAAGTTCGCTAAGAAGGTCGGGGTTCCCCAGAACGTAGGAGAAGAGTTCATGATGAAAAAAGGTTACAAAGCGGGTGGTATGCCCATGGTTCGTGGCAAAGATGGGAAGATGGTTCCTGAGTTCGCTGCGGATGGTAAAGGCAAAATGATGGCTGGTGGTAAGGTCAAGAAGTATCAGATGGGCGGTATGCCTATGGCTGACGAAATGCCAATGAGACGCAACAAGAAAAAGCGTCCTATGGACGACATGATGGCTGTCACTGGCACAGGCGCAGGCGCACCTCGTCGTATGATGAAAAAGGGCGGTATGGCTAAGTCAGGCTACAAGTCTGGCGGCAAAGTCCGTGGCTGCGGCATGGCTTCAAAAGGTGTTCGTGCAGCTAAAATGGTAAAGATGAAAGGCGCGTAATATGGCAAAGCGTCCTAGAAATAAAAAGGTCGATAGATCAATCATTGAACAAGGCGGAGTAACTCCTATTAGAGCGTTGACCGCAGCTTTAGGAAACCGTCGAGATAGAAAAGAAGATCGTAAGTATCAGGACTCCCTTGAAGAAATGGGGATGTTTGAGGAAGGTGGCGGAAGAGCTAATGTCCCATCATCCAGAGATAGAATGTATATGGCTCCACCCAAGGACATGCGTAAGAAGTCTGGTGGTAAAGTCAAGAAGATGAAGTCTGGCGGCAAAGTCCGTGGCTGTGGCATGGCGAAGCAAGGTGTTCGCGCTGCCAAAATGGTAACAATGAAAGGTTCCTGATGCGTAGATACTACCGCAAATCAGGCTGCGGCTGCTCTGAATGCAGTAAAGGCTACAAAGAAGGCGGGTCAGTCAAGGACGCGTGCTACCGCAAGGTTAAGTCACGCTACAAGGTTTTCCCGTCAGCCTATGCTTCTGGAGCTATAGCCAAATGTCGGAAGGTAGGGGCTAAGAATTGGGGCAATAAGTAATGGCTGTTCGTAAGACCGCAAAAGGCGCTGCACTAAAACGCTGGTTCAAAGAGGACTGGAAAGATGTGCGCACTGGCAAGGCTTGCGGACGCAAAGCAGGGGAGAAGCGGGGTACGCCCTATTGTAGACCCACAAAGAAGGTGTCTAGTAAAACCCCTAAAACGAGCGGCGAGATGAGTACGTCTGAAAAGCGTAAAAAGATCGCTGAAAAGAAACGGCTAGGACAACCAGCGGGTAAACCCCGCCGTGTTTCTCCAGCCAAGAAAAAGGGGAAGAAGTGATGGAAATCTTCCAGAACGGCAGGTTCTCTTCAGGTGAACCAGTGTATCAGATCGGCACAAAGAACGCTGACGGTACATACGAAGTTAAGGTCTTTGATCTGATGTCAAAAGCACAGGCAGAGGCAAAACTTGAATCAATGGGCGTTACAGCAAAGCCTGCGGCCTCCAAAAAGAAAGAAGTACCTGAGTATTCAGGTATGACAAAGAAACAGCTTGAAGCATTAATGCGTGAACACGGTGTGGAGTTAGATCGTCGTAAGTCAAAAACTGCGCTGATGAAAGAAGTAGAAGAGTATTTCAATGGCTAAAGGTGTTAAACATTACTACGCTGATGGTAGAGAGCATAAAGGCGGGATGCACAAGCACCCTGACGGCAAGCTCATGACTGGCAAAGTAATGTCTAACACTTCTAAAAAGCTGTATCACTACGGTGATCTGTCAGCTAAAGCTAAGAAAAAAGCTCGGGATGGGTGGAAAAAATGACGACATCGGGTACCACAGCGTTCAACATGGACTTCACGGAGATCGCTGAAGAGGCGTGGGAGCGTGCAGGTCGAGAGCTGCGGTCTGGATACGACCTACGAACAGCGCGTCGTTCCATGAACTTGATGACAATCGAGTGGCAGAACCGAGGGATTAACCTTTGGACTATAGACGAAGGTATTATAAACCTAACCGAAGGTACATCCCAATACGATTTACCAGCAGATACTATTGATTTGCTTGAACAAGTAATTCGTACTGGCGCAGGTAATGTTTCAACACAAACTGACCTTACAATAAGTCGTGTTAGTGTGAGTACCTACGCTTCGATTCCAAACAAGTTATCACAGGGTAGACCAATACAAGTTTGGATCGAACGCCTTCGTGACGCTCCACGAATTAATGTGTGGCCCGTACCCGATAGTGATAATTACATATTTAAGTATTACCGTATGCGACGTATCCAAGACGCTGGCGCGGGTGCTCAAACAGCCGATATGAACTTCCGTTTCTTACCATGTCTGGTAGCGGGTTTAGCGTACCATATTGCTATGAAGGTTCCTGAACTTGCCCCCCGTGTTGAGATGCTAAAGGCTGAGTATGAGGCTCAATTTATACTAGCGGCTGGTGAAGACCGTGAAAAGACACCGTTTAGGTTTGTCCCAAGCGTGATGAGGCCGTAGATGGCGACACGGTTTGCATCAGCGAAGAAGGCATTAGGAGTATGCGATATTTGCGGGTTTACATATAGGCTCCGCGAATTGAAAAATTTGATCGTGAAAAACCGCGATACAAATATGAAAGCATGTCCTGAGTGCTGGAACCCTGACCAGCCGCAGCTAATGTTGGGGTCATTCCCTGTGGATGATCCGCAAGCGTTAAGAAATCCGCGTCCTGATACTAATCAGTATGCGAGCAGTAGAGCACAGATAGTTCCAGTACGAAGCACTGTGGATAGTGGTGGTACAGTAGGTACTGGATTTATTGGGCAAGTTACGATACAAATTACTTAGGAGTGATACAATGCGTAAAAAGATGGCAAAACCTAGCAAGAAGAAGATGCCAAAAACCAACCTTAAAAAGGGTGGCGGCATCAAAGTTCGCGGCACTGGCGCAGCAACAAAGGGTCTTATGGCCCGTGGACCAATGGGCTAAGATATGAACTATACCGAGCTGACAACCAACATTCAGGACATCTGTGAAACAACTTTCACAGCGGATCAGCTCGCTATGTTCACTGAACAGGCCGAGCAACTTATCTATAACTCGGTGCAGTTTCCCGCATTACGCAGGAATGTTACGGGCGCTTTGACCGCTGGGAATAAGTATCTTGGTACTCCTTCTGATTATCTTTGGAATTATTCCCTAGCTGTCGTGGACGGTAGTGGGGACTATCATTTCCTTATAAACAAAGACGTGAACTTCATTCGTGAAGCATACCCTAACGCGTCTGCACAAGGACTGCCGAAACATTATGCTTACTTCGATGACAATTCCTACATCCTCGGACCTACTCCAGACAGCGCCTACACTATGGAGCTGCATTATGGATATTATCCTGAGTCCATCGTTACTGCTAACACTACATGGCTTGGGGACGAGTTCGATTCTGCTCTACTTAACGGTGCTCTCGTACAAGCAATCCGATTCATGAAGGGCGAACAGGATGTAGTACAGATGTACGAGAAACTGTACTTGCAATCCATCGGCCTCCTAAAGAATTTGGGCGATGGCAAACTAAGAGAAGATACTTACCGTTCTGGACAGTTCAGGGCAGAAGTAGGATAAGGAGACTAATATGGCAATTACTCAAGCAATGTGCACGTCATTCAAACAAGCCCTTCTTGATGGTGAGATGGACTTCAGTTCGGATACGTCACAAACTTTTAAGATCGCGTTGTTTACGTCATCAGCTACACTTGATGCGTCTACGACTGCGTACAGCACCACAAACGAAGTGACTGGCACAGGTTATACCGCAGGTGGTAACACTCTTACAGTTTCGTCTGGTAACCCACAGAGTAGTGGTACTACAGCGTTCCTGACGTTTGATAACACAACGTGGTCTACAGCGACGATTACAGCGCGTGGAGCACTAATTTATCAGTCTGGTGGGTCTAACCCAGCAGTTGCTGTACTTGATTTTGGCGCGGATAAGACATCTACGGCGGGTGACTTTCAGATTCAGTTCCCAACTGCGGATGCTTCAAACGCTATTATCAGGATTGCATAGGATGGATAAATGCCGTCATCAACCACATATATAGGATGGGGTTCTACCGCTTGGGGCCAAGGCTCTTGGGGTACGGACCTTATCGTTGTAGAAGTTGATGGCGTTCAAGCTACGGGTGCCGTTGGTACCGTAACTGTTGTTGCGGAAGCGGTTGTATCACCCACTGGCGTAGAAGCCACTGGTGCTCTAGGTACTGTTTCCGTCAGCGGTGCAGCCACCGTACAACCATCTGGGCTAGAAGCCACTGGTGGTGTTGGTAGCGTAGTTGTACAAGCCGATGCAGTCGTATCCCCAACGGGTGTAGAAGCCACAGGGGCAA